CGGGCAATGTTGAAGATGAGAAAGACGATGCCGAGGATATGGAAATGATGAAGGCGGCAGAGTTGACGCAGTTCCGCAAGTGGTACAAAAAGCGGGGCATTGGGGCGGACGTGTCAAAGTTCACAGCGCACCATATTGACGATGAGGACAAGACACAAGTCATCGCTGAGATATGCGCGGCTGACTTATGGGCGGCATACTAATGCCTACCATGACACCGGCACAAGAGGCTGAACGCTTACGCATTGCCCAGCGTGACAAGCTAGAACGCAAGCACTCAAAAGAGATAGAGGCGGCGTTGTCTGCGATGTTGACGGCCGTAATCAAGCCCGGCATGACGGATGCAGAAATAGCCAGCGCACCAAACAAGTTGAAAGAGAACAGCAAAGAACTAGAGGCGGCACTACTTGCCTATACTTTAGCCATGTCCGAGATTGCCACAGATGCCGCGCGTGATGATCTTCTAGCCGTTGGCCTGGACGTTGACATGTCGCAGGTTGATGTGCAAGCAAAAGAGGCGGCGCGTCTTCGTGTGGCTGAGGTATTGCCGGTACTACTCGCCACAACAGGGCGGGCGTTAATGAGTGCGTTACCCGTCTGGCTTGCTAATCCAGGGCGTAACGTTAGCGACCTATTGACAGAACTCGCGCCACAGATGAACACGGCGCGGGCCGAAAGCATAGCCAGGACAGAGGGCACGGCCATGATGGGAAGCGGCGTTAATGCCGTAAGCAGAGAGGCGGGCGTAACTCAAGTGCAATGGGTGACGGCACTAGACGAAAACGTTTGCCCCATCTGCCAGCCTATGCAAGGTAAACGGCGCGAGGTAAACGGCACGTATGACAACGGCATGAAGTACCCGCCGGCGCATCCTAATTGCCGCTGTGCTGAGTTATTAATAGTCAGGAGTGTGTCATAATGACAACTATAAATGGTGCTTACAAAATAGTTCAGTACGATATAATCAGGGACATCATGCTAGACAACTTCATTAAGCGCGTGAACGAAGCGATAAGCGACGGATGGGAGCCTCTTGGCTTTACATGGGGGAATGGTATGTTCTCTCAGACAATGGTCAAGCGGGCGCTTGTGGTAACGAATGACCTGCCCGTTGGCTGGGTTATCAAGGATGAATCATAATGCCTGTCAAGATAACGGTCACTGGTGACGAGAAAATACAATCTGTCTTCACTGACATAAACGACTTTGATAAGTGGGCAACGCCACCGATAACCAAAGCCACCGAACGACTATACAAGCGCGTCAAGACTTACCCGCCAGACAGGGGCGGCAAGTATAAGCGCACGTTTACCTTGCAACGCTCGATTGATTGGAACGTGACCAGCGCCCCAACGGGTGTTATAGGGCATGTGTACAGCAGTGGCGCCAATCAAGGGCGCGGGGATTATGAATCGTTTGTGAAGGTTGATGGCGCCCAGGCTGAGATACATGTTGGCTATTGGGACACAGACAAAGACGACCTGGACAATGAAGAACCATATATCATGGAAGAGATAAGCAAGGCGGCGGCTGAGTTGCTTAGGTGATTGCGTTCCATTTTGGAACGTGCTACACTAGACGCAATCGAATAGAGTAACCTCTAATAGACAACTGCTAGAGGCTTGACCAGTAAATCAAGCGGGCAGGTGTGACAGAGTGACGAAAGTCATTTTATCGCACCTGCCCGCTTTTTGTTTAGGTGAATTATGGAAGAAGAAACAACCAAGCAGACCAGAGTATTTATCAAGGCGTTAGGCGATTGGGAAGTTGAAGTGCTAGGCATCCCATACGGCAGCGAACAAGAGCGCGATTCAGACGGCGAGTATTTCACTCCACAAACGGCGCTGCATGAGGACAAATACGGACTGCCGCCTGCAGTTCATTATCACGGAATGGACAAGGGGCAACGGCCGACGAAGCCCGAATACATTGGCAGAACTCTATCCTATGAGGACAAGCCAGACGGCCGATGGTATCGGGTAGCACTTGACAAAGGCAGTCAGTACGCCGCTCAAGTATGGGAAGCGGTGCAGCGTGGCACCGCTGCCGTTTCTTCTGGCGCTTCCCATCTGGCAAGGGTTGCACAGAGTGGAAAGATTGAAGAGTGGCCAGTTACCGAGTTATCAATATGGGACAATGCCACCGGCACAAATCCCCAGGCAAACCCTAAAGCCATCGCCTTGCCTGCAAAATATCAAGTCATAGAACAGCAACCAGAGGTCGAACAGGAAAACGGCGGCGTTGCTGATGAAACCATTACAAACGAGTTACCAGAAACAAAATCGTCTAAGGAGACAAATATCATGAGTGATGAAAATGAAGTGAAACAAGTAGAGGCTGTCGCCGTAGACGTTGCAGCCATCGCCCGCGATGCCATCAAGGCATATCAGGCAGAATTAGCAAAAGGCGACAAACAACAGCCGGACAATGATCCGGGCTTTGCCACGAAAGCGGCAACCGTAAACGTGATTGATGAAACTGCCCACTGGAAATACGACAACGTGGAATCGAGCGACCTGGCCTTCGGTATCGGCACGCTGGAATCTGCTAAACGTTCTGGGCAATCTCGACACGGCGCAAGCCTTGACGCAATCAAGGCACTTGCCAAACGTCTGGGCAGTGAAGAAACCGGCCGCTCCGAAAGTGGACGCACCGCACGTCAAGCCTTCAAAGCCTCTGGCATTAAGGCCAACGAAATCAACCAAAGCACCCTGGCTAACTATGGGGATGAATGGGTAGGCGTTTACTACTCTGGTTCATTGTGGGAAAGCATTCGTCAAGAGGCTTCAATCCTGGCCCGCGTGCCACAGTTCGAAGTGCCACAAGGCGCGGAAAGCGTTGTCATTCCGTTGGAAAGCACCGACCCCACCTGGTACAAAGTGGCGCAGTCTGCCTCATTGACCAGCAACCCCGGCGGCATCCCCACCAACACCGTCACCTCCTCGAATCTGGGAACGGCCAACAAGACATTAACGCTCGGTAAAATGGGCGCTCGTGTTTTGTGGACCGGCGAACTAGAAGAGGACGCCGTTCTGCCATACGTGAATCAATTGCGTATGCAATTGGCAGTCTCTGGCGCTGAGTATCTGGAATCCGTCATTATCGACGGTGACACAGAAGCGGCAGCCACGACCAACATTAACAGCATCGGCGGCACTCCAGGCGGTGGCGAACATTACATGATTTTGAACGGCTTCCGTAAACTGGCGCTCGTCACTAACACGGCAAACAGCCGCGATGGTGGCACGTTGACCTCTGGTGACTTCTTAGAAACCGTCAAACTGATGGGTGTCGGCGGTAGTAACGCAGACGTTACCAAGACTGCGTTCATCATGCCCTGGGCTTTGCATTGGAAAGCGTTGGAACTGGAAGATGTGAAAACTCGTGACGTGTTCACCAGCGCCACGATTGAAAGCGGGCGACTGACTGGAATCTATGGCTACCCGATTTATGTAAGCCACCACATGCACAAAGTACAGCCAAGCCGCCTGGCAAACACCGCCGGCAAAATTGACCTTAACACCGCCGGAAACAACACCACATCCGCATTGTTAGCGGTTCGTTTTGACCAATGGACATTCGGCTGGCGCCGGCGTATGACTTTGGAAACCACACGTATCCCCGCCGCAGATGCTACCGAGATTGTGGCCCTGATGCGCTTTGGCATGGTCAACCGTGACACCGAAGCCTCCGCAATCAGCTATAACTTAGGCGTTTAGTTTATCGGGGCGGGTGTAATAGCCCGCCCTTTTCTCAAGGAGAAAACAATGGCTGAATTATTGAATCTTAAAGCGGGCGGGCTTCTCAATTACTTTGACGAGCGCGTTACCCGTTCGCAGTTCACAGACGGCGGATCAACGGCCGGAACTTATACCCTTAAGGGTACTATTCCCATCGGTGCTGAAATCGCTCGCTGTCTGGTGACAAACGTCACCGGCTTTATTGGCGACACGTCGGCAACAATGACGGTTGGCGATGGGTCAGACGTTGACCGCTACAACACGTCAACTATTCCCGTATTCACCACAGCGGCAATGGTAGCGACCGGCGCTCCATCTGGTACACTGCCACACGTTGCCGCTATTCGCCCAGTCCTGACTGTCACAAGCGGTTCTGACTTTACGGCCGTAACTGCCGGGGCTGTCACCGTGCGGATTATCTATTGGTTAGGAGGCAAATAATGCCAACTGTGATTATTCCCGAGTACGTGGTTGACACCGAGGTTTACGAAGAGAACAGCATCCTGTTTTCTAACTTTACCGATGGCGGATCAACCTCTGGCACCTACACCTGCAAGTTTCAATTGCCCGTAAATTTCTGGATTGACCGTTGTATCCTGACTGATGTCACTGGCTTCTCAGGCGACACGTCCGCCGCTTGCATCATTGGCGACGGGTCAGACACCGACCGACTCAACACCGGCACCCCATCAGTTTTGACAACTGCCACAATTATCAATATGGGTTTGCCCTCTGGTACGTTACCAGTGACGACCGCTTTCTTCCCTGTCATCACGGTAACAGGGGCGGCGGACTTCACAAGCATTACGGCCGGGGCAATGACCATTAAAGTCTATGGTAGGATGGTGCGATAATGGCAAGTCGGCAAGGGATTATTCAAAAGTTTGGGCGAACGCCAGACATTGACGCGGCAGACGCTAATGAAGAAGTCTGGGATGGCACCGGCGCTTACACGTTCCTTGCCGCTGCCACCGCCATGACTGTC